AAGCCTTTTATGCCATGGAATGAACGGTCTATTATTGTAGAGCATTTGACTATGGTAGATAAAGTAATTGCTTTTAATGATGACGATAATACTGCCATTGATGCTATCCAACTTACAAAATCTTTGTATCCAAGCGATGATATAATTTTTGCCAATGGTGGAGATAGAACAGCAAACAACATTCCAGAAATGGTGTTTGATGATGTAGAGTTTGTTTTTGGAGTAGGTGGTGACGATAAAAAAAATTCTAGTTCTTGGATTCTAAAAAATTGGAATCAAGAATAAAAGCGAGAAAAAAATAATGTATAACGTTTTTATAGGTTGGGATCCTCGTGATCAAGAAGCGGCAGAAGTGTGTCGCTATACCTTGCTTAAACATGCAACTTTACCAGTTAATGTTCAATTTTTACGTTTAGATGATCTTATGGCGGGCAAGATCTATACACGTAAAGATGATCCGGAAAGCTCCGGTCAATATACCTATCTAAGATATTACATTCCTCACATCATGGGTCATAAGGGTCTAGCTGTATATTGTGATCCTGGATGCGTATGGTTAACAGACGTACGAGAACTTTTCAAAGAATTTGATGATAGAGCTGCTGTGCATGTGGTAAAACATAACTATAAACCATTGGCGGATAAAAAACTTGATGACAAGCCCCAAAGTCAGTATAGAAAAAAAGCTTGGTCTAGTGTAATGTTAATTAATTCTGGACACGAGTCAAACAAAAAATTAACTGCTGATTTAGTAAACAAAAGTTCCGCCCAATTTTTACATCAATTTGAATGGTTACAAAACAACGATATTTGGTCTTTAAATCCTAGTTGGAATTGGATTCCTGGATTGTATAAAGAACCTGCAGATGGTCAACCTAATCTTATACATTTTACTGAAGGTGGTCCATGGCTTAAAGATTATCAAAAAATTGAATATGGGTATTTCTATTTGCAGGCTCTACAGAATTATAGGGCAAGTCTACAATCGCCACCGCCCCCTGGGCCTTATGACAACTTACCTGTAGATATTCAAAACTTTTTTGATTGGATTTTACAGTGGAGAGTTGATCCACGTGAACAATATTATAATTTAAATCTTGAAAAGTTGATTAATAAGATGAAAACATTAGATACCAAAGCTTGCGTAGCAGTTGAAGCCGAAAGTGTTAACGAAAGCAGCGACAAGCTAGAAGCAAAAGGTCAAGATTATGATCCGTTTTTGAAAAGTTTTATAATAGGATCAGGTGGGCAAATCAGTGTATGGAATAAAACTGATAAAGAAAAAATACCAGTGGTACTACGTGGGGTAACCAAACGTAAACAGATGGATGCATGTAGAGCTGCTGACAGAGATTATTATTACATTGATACTGGATATTTTGGTAATGGCAGAAAAAAACTCTATCATAGAATTACCAAAAATGAAATGCAAAACACAGGTCCTGTAATTCATAGACCCAGAGACAGATTGGCACTAACTGGTTACCAGGCACGTAAATTTAGACCCGGTAGATATATTTTATTAGCTCCTCCAAGTCAAAAACTCTTAATGTGTTTTAACATTGACCTAGACACATGGTTGGATGAGACCTTACAAAAAATAAAAATTTGTACTGATAGAGAAGTAATAGTAAGAAACAAACAGAGTAGAAGCGTAAGACAAAGCACTGATACAATGGAAATGGCTTTAGAAAAAGATATTCATTGTTTAGTAACATTTTCAAGTATTGCCGCAGTTGAGGCAGTATTACTAGGTAAACCTGCTATTACTCTTGGCCCTAGTGCCGCACACGCAGTAACCAGTCATGATATTAAAGATATTGAAAAACCCTATATTCCTACCATGGATGAAGTTGAAGAATGGGCTGCGCATCTTGCTTACTGCCAATTTACAGAAGCAGAAATGCGTAATGGAACCGCTTGGAAAATTTTAAACAACACATGATTCCTGACGTAGTAGTTTATCTAAGTAGTCTACAAAAACAAGTAGCTAGTCGTAAGGTTGATGTCCTTATGGCCTTCGCTGATGGTGCTAGAAGCCAAGGTGCAACTGTCATTGTACAAACCAAATACGAAGTAATTCCGGCTAAATTAGCTGTTATGCTCGGATGGGCTAGCCCCCAGCAAGCAGGACCAAATATTAAATTACGAGCTGATTTAATCACCTACCAAAACAGAGCAAAAAATCATTTATTGGCAATAGATGCCAGCACTTTTAAATTTCACGATGGTGATGGCAAATATCTTAGGTACAGTCTTAACGGTGTATTTTATGATACAAGTAACTATGCTAATCGCGGCAGTGATGCACGTAAATGGATTACAATCAGTAATGATCTAGGTCTTTCCATGGAACCCTGGCGACATCAAGGTGACTACATTTTACTATTAATGCAGCGTGATGGTGGCTGGAGCATGAAAGGTCTTGATCCTGTTCTATGGGTCAAGCAAAAAATATCAGCAGTAAGAAATTTTACAGATCTACCTATTCTAGTAAGGCCTCATCCTGGAAAAAAAATTGATTTGTCTTCTTTAAAATACTTAAACGTTCAAATTAGTGACACAAAAACTAGAACTTTACTGCAAGATTTAAATCAGGCAAAAGGTGCGTGTGTGTTTAATAGTAGTAGTGGAGTGGCAGCAATACTGCAAGGTGTGCCGCTCATGGTTGACGATTCTAGTTCAGTGTGTTGGGAAGTTGCTAATCACAATATGCAAGGATTGATTACGCCTAATTTTGCAGACAGGCATCAGTGGATTTGGGATCTTGCCGCTGCGCATTGGAGTGATGAGGAAAGCAGGCAGGGTCTAGTTTTTAATAAGTTTTTGCCCTATATTCAAGAAAAAGCTTTTTGACCTATACCGTTCCAAACTATAGCATCTAGATAATCGCATGATGGTTCCGACCAAGTTGGATCATTTGTATCAGCTCTAACCGTATTTTCATTGGTAGTTACAAAATCATCATTTTCTAAACTCCACCCAACTATTGGCATATCACTTAGTCCGTCTGAAGCAAGTGTGCGAACTACCAGTGGAGATAAGCGATCAATTAAAGCAGCTTGTTGGGCCTGAGAAAGTTCTGGACAATTTACAATTTTATAGGAACATGCACGATTTTCCCAAATATCATCAACTAAAACTTTACCGGCGCAATTTATTACTAGCATCATAACTTAAATCCTCCTTGGGTAATTTATTTAGCTTTTTTGATTAATCCAGTTTAAGATAGGTAAAATCATATCTTTTACAAGCCCGGTTTCTACTACTTGTTTATCATAAAAATGATGAAAATTGTGTAATATTCTTTTTTGAGTAGAGTTTGATATTGATCCATAGGGATAATATCTAATGTTGTCCCTAATAATTTCAAGTTTATCGTCTAAATTAGCAATATCGTCATAACCTTCATTAAACACATTGTCAAAAGTAACAAACCCTTGAGTTTTTAATTGTTTTAGTAGTCCTGGTGCTCCAATAAGCATGAACGGATGATTCCCGGCACATGCTTTGTAGGTTTTTTCAGTTAAAAAGCAAACTGCTTGATTCCAAGATCGAGCACTTTCTAAGACGATACTATAATGAGTATCTTCAAACCAGGAAGTATCTATATATCTAGTATCCATTCTTTTGGCAGTGGGCGTGTTTGGTAGCAACACACCTTGACTAGCACAACTATAATATGAATCAGGTAAAAATTCAGCTAGACTGTCAATGATATGCTGTCGCCATTCTCGCCAGTGCCCAATAGGCATAAGAAATTTTTTTTGAAAATTTGGGGTAAATTGCAGTTGATTATACCCTCGTTGAATATACCATAAACTTTCGTTATACCAAAACCAATTTGGAACAAAAATTATGTTATCCAGAGAAGCATTAGCAGCATTTCCATAAATTATTATTTGATTAGGAGACAGTAGTCCCTGTAATTTTGCCCATTTACCAGTAAAACTTTCCCATACTGCATCAACAATTACCCTGCGATCTGTAAAATTTTTTCTATATTCATCACTGTAAAATTTATTGCAGCCAACTACAAATACTGTATCCTTATCATAAAATTTTGTTTCGTCAAAGATCTCTAGTAAAAAAAATTTATCAACTATAGGTTTAAACCAATTGCTGTGAAATAAACTTTCTGCTTGATAAGGCGGATGACAAATTATAAGTTTTGGTTTAGACATTCTTTTAATTTTTTATTTGCGTAATCTATAGCCGGTGCTAGTACATCAACGTGCTGTTGATTTCTTCCAATATAACTTTGCACAAAATCATAGTATACAAGCCAATCCTCTGGGGTGATATTGTAATACTTTCTTATCAGCCATAAATTGCACAATACTGTAACTGCATTTACATTATCTTTAATAATGCTTCTAAAAGTTTTGTTTCCACTACGCCTTTTGTTTGACCCAATATTAGTCAGTTGTTCAATAACAGCGTGTGTGGGAAGTAACGCTTCTCTTTTAGCAATAACTACGAAGTCTTGAATTCTAGCCGGATCATGTCTAGTAATTGGTATTATCTCATGTTCCTTGTCAAAGTTGTCATTGACTAGATCTGATCCTAGAAATACCACATCTAATCTATTTTGTAAGACGTCTTGAGCATGTTGTATAATGACATCAATGCATCCTGGTCCAAACCAAACATCTGTTCTTAATTTTAAAACTACGGGAGTGGCAACTCTGTCGCAACTGGTCATAAAGTCCCAGACTTGTACTGCGCCTCCTTCACCTCTCCTTAAAGAAGTGTCTGGTCCGCCCTCATCAAACGGACAGTCACCTCGACCCGGAAAGTCTTTTGTAAAGTCAAATACAGCAACAGGACAAAGTAATCGTAGTGCTGTCAATAATCTTGCGTGATTTTCATTGGCAATATTTGCGTTATGACGTTTGTCACCAGTATAAAAAACTGTAATCATTGGATACCTTCGTTATAGTGTTTCCATTCTTGTATTGTTCCTACGTCAGTATAGGCGTTTACTTCTTCAGCTAAAAAAATTTTTTCTTTTAAACTCTGTTGAATTACATGACTAACAAATACTTCCTTCAGATTTGTGATTTGAATTTGATTGTACATTTTTAAATAAAACTCCAATGATTCAAACCCATAACCTCCAACACAAAATTTATCACTGATGACCTGTTTTTCAATTATGTCAGTGATGATGTTTTGATCATTGGTTTTTATAAAACTTTTTCCTGCTAGGTTCGTTAGTATCCTGTTTGATTTTACTAAACTATAACAAACAAAATTGTTAAAAGAAAAGTTGTGATCAAAAAAACTATCACAGTCTTTAACAAACAACGGAGAATTCATATTAAAACTTTTACGTTTAAGTGCTGCAATTATTGTTTCGGCTGGTCCTTTAGTTACCTCTTGTAAAATAACAAAGTCAACATTTTGGAGTCTAGATAAGAATTCGTGTTCTTTACCAAAATTATGTAAATGACTTTCTAGGAGCACCACCGTGATTGGAAATTTGCCTAGATAAGGGGAGATAGCTCGTTCTAACATGATCTTACCAGTATGATCAACTAGAGAGTATTTTGGTGCCATGTTGGGAAATCTTGTGCTGAGTCCAGCTGCTGGTACAATTATTTCCATAAAAGTTTTATTTTTCCTAAAATAAAATTTGCATCTTCAATTAAATTACAGTGCCTGTATATTCTTAGCAGCATGAGAATAAGCAAATAATCGTTGTTTAATTCAGGCCATTGTTTTTCTAAATTACCTTTTAGATAAGTCAATTTGTTTTCAATCATGGCATGATTAGTGCGCATAAACCAATGACAATCTAAATCTTGTCGTAACTTAATCAAATCAAACAACCAACTGTCCCATATACCAGTGGAACAATCTATTAATACAAATTTGTTTTTACTATAAATGATATTTTCTAAAGTCAAATCACCGTGGTAATTGCTACTCCATAAGTCAAGTTCAAGCTTGGCTGCAAGTTGTTGTTTAGTAAAAGGTAAGCATTCAAAATTTATTGATGCTAAAAAATTATCAACTGATTCAGTATAGTTTTTATGAGTAGTAGAAGTAGTAAACTTTTTTCCGAGTCTAATTAAAAATTCAAGCAGTATGTCCGGATCGTGTTCTATCAAGTATTGTCGTAAATCAATACCGTGTACATACTCCATATCAATGAAAGTATCGCCGGATGCATAAATTGCAGGAACATTTACCTCATTTTGTAATTCTTTAAGTTTACTTAGATTTCTTTCAATGTTACCAATTTTTCTAACAAACGCTTTATCGTTGTCTTGCATTAGATAAACTTGACAGCCACTATGCCCATAAAGTTTTTTGATTATACTTTCGGGCATTATTTGAAAGCTACTACTCTGCTATCATTAGGTGTTTTACTGTATTGATTAGGTTCAGCTCGGGAACTAGTAAAACCTTGTTGCTTTAACAAATATTCTAAACTTTCTGCACTGTATCCCCACTTGTGCCACATAACCGGATCAGGGTATCTTTCATTGTCACCAAAAATACCAAGAATGGTACGTTTTAAAACTCTTCTGTCACTGCTAAACAAACACGAAGGATTATCCGCAATCTCTTTGCACATTTTAAGAAAATCTGGCCATTCAATAGCGACGAACCCGTTTGGTTTTAAAACTCTTAACCATTCTTGAAACATTGGAGCAACACGACTTCTTGATATATGTTCAATTACATGTACACTGAGAATTTCATCAACTGAATTATCTGGTAACGGAAAAGGTTGTGTTAAATCATGAATTGCCACGCGAGCATCGTGCGCCATGTATTGCCCATCAACGTTTATATAGTCATCAAAGATTCTAGATCCACAACCTACATGCAATCTAACTGCTTTATTTAGAGCAGTATATTGATTAACAGTCGTAACCAAGTCCACGAAATACTCCTAACCATTTTTCTGCTGCCTGTTCTACTGAATAATTTTCTAGAACATATTTTTGTCCTTGAGTGATTCTATCAAGAACTGTTTGCGGATTATTCACGGCCCATTTTATACCTTCCATTGGATCCTTTTGCCATGTATACGAATCAAACTCAACGTAACTGGCTAGTGGACTTGTAATTACCCATCTTCCTGATACTAAGCTATCTAGAACTCTATTAGCACTTTTAGTTTCTGTTCTGTAATGATCTACATGCACAGGCATGAGCACTGCATCGCATTCTAGTAGTTTTTGTCCTTGTAAGTTCCAATCCCAATCAATGATTGAAATTTTGTTTAAATTAACTCCTGGAATCATACCACGTTTGAATCGATCTTGAAATTTTTGTGTAATCCGTTCAGCTTTAGCTGTGACCATGGTAAAGTGATAATTTTGAATTTCTTTTTCTAACCGTTGCCATATTTCTACCATGGGAAAAAATTTTAAACTGGCCATGCTGCCAAACCAAAGTAGATTTAACTTCTCTTCAGGCATAAATCTAGGCGGCAATATTGGTCGTTCGTATGGATCAAAAACTACAGTGCTGTCTTTATCAGTCGCTGTTTTAAGGCTTGCTGCCATTTCATTACTGTTAACAGTGATATAGTCTGCAGTCAAACAGCAGGGTATGTATTCAGGTTTTTCATTAAATTTGTTGTCACAAATGTCATATATGGTTTTAGCCCCTTGGCGTTGGGCTTGCTCTATTTCTTCAGGCTGACTAAATTTTAAAAATACTACAACTGTATTATTATCCACTTGAGGCAATTTTTTTGTTGCTATAGCATCGTAACCAAGTTGACGTAGGGCTTTAGCCGGTAACTCCCCTCTAAGTCTATGGCTCGCTCGTTTTTCTTTGAAGCCACCGCTATAAAATATAATCTTTAAGGCCATCCCATTATCCAATCATCTTTAACATGATCCACTTTTTTCATGCCCCACGACTCTAATAGTGCAACTGCTGCATGTTGCCCATACTCAGAACTGTAGGCGTCATGTGGTTTTTGCTCAACTACAATAATTGGTTTGTTGTTTTTTACAGTTCTTTCTGCCCCTAACAAAACTTTGTATTCAAACCCTTCGCAATCAATTTTTATGTAATCTATATCTGAGTACCCAAAGTCGTCAAGTGGACAAATTTTAATCGTACCTTGTCCGTAACTAGTTGGATCTACATGTGTGTGCCCCATATTGTCTTTAGTAATAATCATGTTTACAGTTGACTTTTTGTCACCTAAGGCCACATCTTGGATGTGTAAATTCCATGAATCAATATTTGCTATCAAACACTCTCTAAAAATTTCAACTGGTTCAAAAGCGTATACAGTAGAAAAATGCTGCACAAGGTCTCTACTCCAAAGTCCAACATTAGCACCAATATCAATGGCACATCTAAATTTTTTACAATATTGTATACTTCGATCTCGAACTTGATACTGATATCTTGCCGGACCTCCTTTGGCAACACTTTTATCTAGCATTTTTTGAAAGTGTGTTTCGCCTTCAGGAAAATACCATCCTAGATGCTCTTTCATGGAAATTCCTTTTCTAAAAATTTACGAGCAGATCCATCTGCAAGTTCTGTGTTATGAAATTGACCATAGGCTAAGTGCCTTGCCCATTGTTGCATCAAATCCATGTCGGGAAAAAACGGACTTTCAATTTTACTAATGTCAGTGTTTGCAACAGGTAAAGCAGCGTGGCATGGTGCAGTTACAAAGGCAGGTACGCCGGAAATTATAGCTTCTGTGGCTGCATTGGAATTAAAAGTAACCACTGCGTGTATATCTTTCAAAGCATCTTGAAAATCATTATTGACTCTATTTCTACGATTTGGATCTCGCTGTCTAATAACAATTTCACGATCTGTGTGCTGCTTTAAATTTTCTAATACGCTACGCAACCAACCTTCCAAGGTTATGTTATATACGCTACAAGGTTTTTCATCTGGCGCTGCTACTAAAATTTTACTACCACTTTGTTTAGATTTAATTTGTATTTTAAGACGTTCCCAACGATCTGCTGGTCTAGGAATAATTTTACCATGTTGGAAATTATTAGGTACTATTCTGTGATACAGTTTCCATCCATGCGGATTAAGAGGACCTGCACGATTTCCAAAATATCCAGTGTCCATGAATAGGAAAGGTCGGTTATCATCCCAACAGCGTTTCATAATTTTGTGTTTCATTATGCCACGAATTACCAGTGGAGCAGTGCTGTCTCCATATTCCCATAACTCTAGAGGTGTTGGATCAACACCAGATCCTGATGCAAATAAATTGATGTACTCATCAACACCATGCTTGCTAAGATAGATCCACTCTTGCATATTACCTTATAGACTGCCAATAAGATTCTTTACGTGTAACTTTGATATCTTTAGCTAGACTGTGCCCAGCTTGTTTACGATTGTCACCTTTTAAATGATCAAGATATGCACCCCACGCTGAGTTGATTAGTGGATGTCCTTCACCTGGTGTGTTACTAGGGCTAGCACGTAAATCTCCAAGGTTAGCACACCAATTTAATTGCCTCATGCCAGAAATGCGATTGCGCACATCGTCAAATACAAAACTATCATGCCACTCGCCTAAAGTAAAAATGCCTTGTTCAGCATCGTCATACATTCTTTGAAATTCGCGCAAAAATCTTACTGAAAATTTTGTGTTTAACTGAATTGCATATAACCCGCATTCACTAAATTTGCCTGCTCGGCCAAGGTAACATAAATCAAATTCATTAGGACACATCAAATCAAGAAAACTTTCAGGCAATTGACTGTGACATACCATGTCCGCGTCCATCCAAATTAACCATGGGGTGTTAGCTACGCTGGCTGCATGGAAAATACTATAAACTTTATGACTAAATCTTATAGCATCCCATTTAAAAACTTTAAAATTATCTTTGCGTTTGGCCAAGTGCGGTAAACTGGAAATATCACCATTGGCTTTAGGGTCATTTTTGTGCCGGGCCTTAAACTCAACTAATTTTGGACAGGCACTATGTAAATCAAGCACTTCAAGATTTGGTGCTGTTTGATGAACTAAACAATCTTCTGCATAGGCTTTAAGCTGCACAGTTTGTGGCCAGGCTCTTATAAAAGTGTCTAGCATGCGGCTAGCATATTGATTATAACCCTTCTCGTGGAAAGTGGTAACTACAGTATATTTCATGGAAATATTTAGTGATTAAAACTTTGGCCATATTTGAAAACTATTGCGCATTAAATTCCAAAGAAGTTCTAGCTGCAATAAGACAAAGTACAGCAAAATTTGGTATACAAGTACTATCTAACTCAATGGATGCTGACGCTTTGTTAATTTGGAGCGTGTTGTGGAATGGCAGAATGTTGCCAAACAAAAGTTTATATGACCATTATCGGCAACAGGGTAAGCCGGTAATTGTCATTGATGTTGGTGCGCTCAAAAGAAACGTCACGTGGAAAGTATCAGTGAACAATGTAAACGCACTAGGACAATATGGGCACTTAGAAAATCTTGACTTTGATCGTCCAAAAAAGCTTGGTTTACAACTTAGTTCGAATAAGTCTAACGGTGAAATCATTGTCATGGGCCAACATGCAAAAAGTCTAGCGTTTATGCCATGGATATGTCAGGAGAATTGGTTTAATCAGACGGTGGAAATTTTAAGACAACACACTGATAGGCAAATTGTATTACGACCGCATCCTCGCAGCAGAATCAATCCGCATTTGCTGACACAAAGTGCTAGACTACAGATCCCAAAACAAATTGTTGGTACTTACGATGATTTTGATGCTAGTTTTAACTATCATCTTGTTGTAAATTATAATAGCGGGCCTGGCATCCAAGCCGCCATACACGGTGCAAACGTATTTGTAGATGTAACTAGTTTAGCTGCTCCTATTGGTATTAAGGTAAATCAACTTGAGACGCCTCCGAGCACAGATCGAGAACGTTGGTTAATAGAAATAGCTCATACTGAATATACAGTTCCTGAATTAGCAAATGGAACATGGTTAACAAGATTAGAAAAATGGATAAGTTAAGCAAACGATTACTACGAGAACAACAGCGGTTGGATTTACACCGGCAATTGGCCGTCAGCGAAAAAGCTCAAAAGAGAGCAGAAAAAGAACAAGCTAGATTGTTAGAAACCACTACAAATGCCGCCGGCCCGGAGTTATCAGGTCCAGTTAATATTGCATGTTTAATTCACAGTGATGGTTATGATTGGGAATATGTTGAAAGACTGTACTCAATGGTAAGACGTAATTTATCACGCCCAGTGGTCTTTCATGTGTATACTGAACCTGAACGTCATGTGCCATCGCACATGATCAAACATGAATTAATAGAATGGCCCGGACAATGGGGCATGCGTAAAAGTTGGTGGTATAAATTGCAAATTTTTAACAATGAACACTTTTCAGGTCCTATGCTATACCTTGATCTTGATGTTGTTATTGTTCGAAGTATTGACTGGTTAGTTAAATTACCTCCAAACTATCTTTGGGCTCCTAAAGATTATCGAGTACTTTGGAAGGCTACACATAGAGGTATAAACAGCAGCGTCATGTGGTGGGATGTCAATCATTTTGCCTGGGTGTACGAAAAGTTTGCCAAATCAGATTTGAATTATCTAATGAAACAATATCAAGGCGATCAAGATTACCTGTCAGCCGTCATTCCAGAAAACAGTCTTAGGCATACATTGCCAATGACTATTATGAGTTGGCGTTGGCAAGTTTTAGATGGGGGGCTAAATTTTAAAACAAGACAACCTATCAAGCCAGGTACAGGAACCAATTTGGATGCTCGAACAAGTATTTTAGTTTTTCACGGCAGTCCAAAACCTCACGAAGTTTCAGATCCAGTTATTGAAACATTTTGGCAATGATTTTAAGAACAGTGCAGTTAATTGGACAGGTGTATGGCAAAATTAATTTGACGGTGACCTGGGACGGTGAACAAGTTTTTACCGGATCATTACCGCAAATGAAAAGTATTGCACCTGTGTGTGTTTGGTCATACCCAGCTAAAAAATTTGGCAGTATACCCATGCAATTGGCAATCACAGGTCCTGGAAAACTTATTTGGGTAGATATTCACATGAACTATACAGGTGACTATGAGTGCTTACCCGGATCTCAGAGCAGTGGAGGCATAAGGATTTCACCGCAGGATTTTTTTGCTAGCCCGGCAAATCAAAATGCTTCTACTGATGGTAAACTACAGGTAAGCATTAATGGCAACTTAGTGAAAATAGATAAAAGTGCCGAAGACGTAGACAAAATAGGTCCATGGCATTACAAAATAAATTCTGGAGAAACTTTAAGTTGCTTGTATAGGGTTGATAGACAGAAACTTAGGTTATATACACCTACTTTTGATTATTGACCATTTGTTTAAGTTGTGTTATGCTATGTTTTTTAGGACTATAGCATGGATGCACCTTTTAAACATCGTATAAAATATGGTTGTTGCTTTTATGCTATTACTTTTCCTGCGCTGATAATAGTTGTACCTTTATTAATATTAGCAATTTGTAATCCTTTTTGGTTTAGAGAATCGGCGTTAATAAATTTGCAACGTTTAGTAGAAAAATTTTCAAATTGGCGTTACAATTTGTTGACTCCTGTCCGTACAAAATACGAACTGTTTGATGTTATTAAAAAAACAACCATGTCAAATAGGCCAGATGGGTCGCCATAACAGTATTGACCATTTATTTGCAAACAACTATAATAAGGTATATTAAAACTACATAGGAGCTAAGATGTCAACAATTCTTGTTCGTGACGGTGTGTATCGTAATCATGCCGTTAGCAATCAAACATTTCAGCTTGTTAAGGGTTTTCAAACAGGTCGCAAAGGCGGCTTTGTAACAGTAAAATCTGATGGCGTTTTCGGTCCTGAGTTTGACGTAGTTAGAATTCGGGTTAATAATATTTCTGATATTGAGTATGTAGACGGAGAACCTGTGATACAAACTAAATCTGTTCTTGCAGTACAAGAAACTGACGAAGAAGTTATGGAGAGAATCGAAACTCGCTTTAACATTCTTGACGAAATGACTAAAGCAACAATTTCAGGTGACGTTCGCGCTATGATAGTAGTTGGCCCGCCCGGTGTAGGTAAGAGCTACGGCGTTGAGTACCAACTTGAAAAAGCAGGTATATTTGACAAATTGTCCGGTCGTAAAGTCAAGTACGAAGTAATTAAAGGTGCTATGACTCCGATTGGTCTGTACTGCACACTTTACCGGTTTAGTGATCCAAAGAATGTGCTAGTATTTGATGACTGCGATAGTATTCTTATGGACGACATCGCACTAAACATTCTAAAGGCTGCACTAGACTCGGGTAAAAAACGTCGCATCTATTGGAACTCTGACAGTGCAATGCTACGGCGTGAAGGCGTACCTGATCAGTTTGATTTCAAAGGTAGCGTAATTTTTATCACTAACCTCAAGTTTGACAATCTTAAGAGTAAAAAACTACAAGACCACCTTGAGGCACTGCAATCACGCTGTCACTTTTTGGACTTGACGCTGAACACCATGCGTGACAAGTTCTTGCGTATCAAACAAATCTTTCGCAAGGGTGATCTGTTTCAAGACTATAACTTCACTCCAGAACAGGGCGAAGAAATTTTGGAATTTATGTACACAAACAAAGATCGACTACGTGAGATGAGTTTACGTATGGCTCTTAAGATTGCGGATCTTACCAAGGTAAGTGCCAATTGGAAAGCACTAGCCGAGTCTACTTGTATGCGACATTCATGATAAATTTGATTGCCTAATTTAGCTCCTAGGCAATTGACTTGAGGTACCTTAATTGGTACCTCTTTTTTTGACTTGCTTAAATAGTTACTTTATACTAGATAAATGCGACAAGCAAAATTAATAATTAACGACGAAGTCAATGTCAAAATTGAAGGACTTGAGTTAGACGCACGTAGAACTTTGGTTAAAAAGTTCAAATATGACATTCCATATGCAAGATACTTACCTGCTGTACGCCTAGGACGTTGGGACGGCAAAATGGCCTATTTCCAACTTGGAGGTAGTACTTTTGTAAATTTGCTGCCAGAAATAATTCCAATTTTAGAAGAATACAATTACGATATTGAGTTGGAAGATAGGCGAGAATACAGCACATCATTTAAATTTACTACTGTTAACTCCGACACATTTAGTAGTCATGTTTGGCCAAAGGGTCATCCCAATGTTGGCGAACCAATCCTTTTTCGTGACTATCAAGTAAACATTGTCAATGGTTTTTTAGCGAATCCACAGAGCATACAAGAAGTCGCCACCGGAGCCGGTAAAACTCTAATCACCGCTGCACTCAGTCACAGTGTACAACAACATGGCCGCAGCATTATTATTGTGCCCAATAAGAGTTTGGTAATACAAACTGAAAAGGATTATTTAAATTTGAATCTTGATGTTGGAGTCTATTTTGGAGATAGAAAAGACAGCAATCATCAGCACGTGATCTGTACTTGGCAAAGCTTAAACAACATTTTAAAAAATACAAAGAATGGAACAGACACAATTTCAATAAGTGAATTCTTAGAAGGTGTTGTCTGCGTTATTGTAGATGAAACACACATGGCAAAGGCAGATGTATTGAAAACTATGCTTACTGGACCTATGTCACGTATACCAATTAGATGGGGATTAACAGGCACGATTCCTAAAGAGCAATTTGAATCGCAGGCGCTCGCAGTCAGTATTGGGCCAGTAATTAATAAACTATCTGCCAGCGAGCTTCAAGTTCGAGGGGTACTTGCGCAGTGTCATGTGAATATTGTGCAACTTGTAGATCATGTAGAGCATAAGAATTATCAACAAGAATTAAAGTATCTATTTGAAGAAGATGGTCGTTTAAACGCAATGGCCAACCTTATACAACAAGTAAACGAAACAGGTAACACACTAGTCTTAGTTGATCGTATCTCAGCCGGACAAGAACTAGTCGCTAGATTAGGTGACCGAGCAGTGTTTGTCAATGGTGCAACCAAACTATCAGAGAGACAAGAAGAGTATGATGAAATTGCAACAAGTGATAATAAGGTTATTGTGGCGACTTATGGTGTGGCCGCTGTGGGTATTAATATCCCTCGTATTTTTAATTTGGTTCTTTTGGAGCCCGGAAAAAGCTTTGTCCGAGTTATACAAAGTATTGGGCGAGGTATTAGAAAAGCTGAAGACAAAGACTTCGTACAAATCTGGGACATAACTAGCACTTGTAGATTTGCTAAAAGACATTTAACAAAACGCAAGGCATACTACAAGGAAGCTAACTATCCGTTTACTCAGGAGAAACTTGAATGGCAGTAAGCCTAGCAAATTTTGAAATAGGATTGCAGCATCCGTTAACTGTTATTGCCGGTCCATGTCAAATTGAAACAGAAGATCATGCGCTTATATTAGCCATGAAGTTAAAAACTATTTGTTTTGAACTTGGTGTCAATTTTGTTTATAAAAGTAGTTTTGATAAGGCTAATCGGACCAGTGTATCAACTAAACGAGGACCGGGAATCACAGAAGGTCTAGAAATTTTGTCGCAAGTCAAAAAACAAATTGATGTACCTGTACTAACTGATATACATTTGCCCGAACATGCAGAATATTGTCAAAAATACGACATTGATATTATTCAGATTCCTGCTTTTTTATCAAGACAAACAGATTTGCTTATAGCAGCCGGAGAATCAGGTGCTGTTGTTAATATTAAAAAAGGCCAGTTCATGGCTCCTAATGATATTGCACGAGCGGCTGAAAAAGTTGCTAGCACTGGCAACACAAAAATATTATTATGTGAAAGAGGAGTAACACATGGATACAATAATCTTGTGGTTGACATGCGCAGTTTACCTATTATGGAGCGTACTGGTTATCCCGTGGTATTTGATTGCACCCATAGTGTACAGCAGCCTGGAGGGCTTGGTACTAGCTCAGGCGGGGACCGATCCATGGTCCCATACTTGGCGAGATCCGCTGTAGCAACTGGTTCAGTATCAGCAGTGTTTATTGAAACTCATCAAGATCCAGATTCTGCTCCCAGTGATGGTCCCAATATGGTGCCTGTAAATCAAATGCATAGTTTAATTGGGCAATTGAATCAATTGCATCAAATGGTTGCAAGTTTTAAAAAATAAAGTATAATATAAACATGAAAATTTTAACTCTTGACAATATCGCATATGACTTAGATCATTTACCCGAAGAAGTTGATGACTTACGATTCGCAATTTTGGATAACAGCGATCCTGCAAATCCTGATTATCACTATATTCCGCTTATTTTTCTTGAAAGCTTTTCTGCTCCGGCATTGGTGTTAAGAGTCGGAGAAAACATAATTAAAATGCCGGTGGATTGGCAAGTGCTTATTGGCGAACCTGATTTGGGGGATCTTGAAATGCTACCACTGACATCTATAAATGATCGAGGATTTAAAATTTTTCAATTTAATCCTATGTCAAGTTTTAGACCTAGTTTTTTAGACATTGAAATTATTGATGTTTACCATGAAGTTACTTGGTATGCTCCAAAGTTGCGCAATGGACAAATGTTGTCAGTACCATTAAATAACGAACATAAACCTGAGTGTGCCTATTTTGTCAAAGACATTTCGCGTAACTGTGAAATTGTGGACTATAGAAAAGCTTGGTAAAAGGAACACCATGCAACAATACAACAACGATCCTGTTATTCTAGATCCAGATAGATTAGAAAAACTTAACTATGATAGACTTAAAGAACAAATTATGTCTAGATATAACCTAATGGAAGAGCGTATAATAGTGCAACAAAGCGAAATAGCTAGATTGAACAGAGAAATCGCTAGACTTAAAAACTACGTAGACGAGTTACAACAACAAATGAGACGGCGTGGATAAATTAAACATTCAAAATGAAATGGCTTGCTTTGATAACAAAGTAAGAAACTTTTATGACGAACTAACTGATGACGAGCGTAAAAAATTTAGTAACTATCTTATGATTCGTTGGGGGTCTAGTGTAGAAGGTGGTAGAGAGCTGCAAGAATTTTATTTGATAGCTACTAACGAAAGATTAAACAAACATTTTTTTGCTATCAACCGTCATCCAAAATTACAATGGCTATGTGCCACATCAGTTAGTCCGGGTATGGGCAAGTTTAGACACAGCTGGATAGCAACAAAGAAAAAAGAATCTAGTAGCAATCAAACCAAAAAAGTTTTAAAAGAACTATTTCCGTTGCTTAAAGAAGATGAGTTAGAGCTTATGTCTAAAATCAACACACAACAAGATCTAAACAGGTACATAAAAGATCTTGGGGAACAATGACTTCATATCAATGTCGTTTTTGCGATAAGTCATTCCAACGAGAACGCAGTTTGGAAGTACATCTATGCGAACCTAAACGCAGATTTCAAGAACAAAACGAACCCGGAGTACGTCTAGGCTTTAACGCATACTTAAAGTTTTATGAGTTAACACAAGGTTCTGCTCGCACAAAAACTTTTCAAACGTTTGCAGAAAGCAACTACTACCGAGCTTTTACTAAATTTGGAAAATACTGTATTAATATTCGTGCAATAAACCCCACACAGTTTTTAGATTGGCTGTTAAAAAATAATAAAAAAATTGATAACTGGACCAGTGATAGACTGTATGAAGAATACTTGTTATGGTGGTTACCTAAGGAGAATGTAGCAGATGCGCTTGAAAGAGGAATTACTGAAATTGAAAACTATGCTGAACACAGCAACTTGGCACATTTTCGAGATTACTTTCGTTTTGGCAATGATAACCGCATTTGCCATCACATTACTACTGGTCGTGTTAGTCCTTGGGTTGTTTTCAATTGTGGTTCTGGTATTGAGTGGGTTGATGGCCTTGAGCAACAGCATTTGGATTTGGTCCTTCGTTACATTGATCCTGATATTTGGAATCGCAAGTTTAGTGATTTCCCATCAGACGTAGAATATTGTAAACACATTTTAAAAGAAGCAGGATTATGAATCCAGTTTATATTGATTTTGTTCCAGGTACACATGGTCATTTTTTGGCCTATTTGTGCAATAGGTTCAATCCCGAGTCGTCGGCTGCTGCAAAAGCATTAGATCCTTTCAATGACCTTGGTGCGAGTCATAACACAAGTGATGCCTATCAAGCCACTCAAAGATTTTTTAATGCACATTACTACGAAACTGAAGATATTAGTTTACGTGGTTCAGTTATATCAATATCTTTTACCGAAGACGATTTGTTACCATTACTAAGTGGATCACTATTACGAGCTGGCAATGCAGGTATAGACAATGACGAATTACAAACAGATACCTACAATAAATTAGCTAATACCTTTAACAAACCATTACTTGAAAAACTCATTAGCGGATTTAGTCAAGGGCAGATTAAGGCCGGATACGATGCTATTAAAGATCCAACTTGGCCAGACATTAACTTTGCTGATGACTATTATGCGTTACCTAAGCATATCCAAGATGAATGCGAACAACAACATGGCATGACTGTGTTCGAGCTTTCTGAGTCAAGACCTCACTGCCCTAGAAATATCTTGCGAGAGTTTTTCAAATTTGGATTTAAGCGTCCAGAAGAACATGGGTTAATGTTAGAACAGCAACGCATGGTTTATACAAATTCTGACAAAGTGATTTATATACCGTTTTCTGCGTTTTACAACGCTAATGAGTTAGGAAAAGAATTTTACAAATTGGTAAAACATTTTGATTTAATTTGGGATCCTTGGACATTAGGTAGTTTACAAAAAAAATTCGCTAGTAAACAAAAATATGCAAACAGTCTTATTAAATGTAAACAACTGTTAGAATTTATTTTAGATGATAAGGAAATGAAAATTCCTAAATTGTCTTTGCTGGAAGAAAGCTACATTGAAGCAATTATTGAAACACAAACTGGTTGCAGTCTACCTACAAATAATGTAGAATGGTATACTGATATTAATGAATTAAGATCACACTTTAAAAAATGAGTGCAGATATTGACATAGACTTTGCTGATCGAGACCAAATACTTGGCTTAATCAAGCACATCCCTGCAAGACAAGTTGTTGATGGACAGGTGCGCAAACACAACAGCGGTGTCTATGTCACTGATATTCCTTATGATGTAGTCAATCAATGTGCTGCATTTGATTATCAAGAAGCTGAACGGCGTGGATACTTTAAAATAGATTTTTTGAATATGTCAGTGTATCAATTAATTAAAGATCAAGATCATTATAATTCCATGTTAAGCAAAGAACCAAATTGGCAGAGATTGTGGCAAGATCCAGATTGGGCAGAAAAGTTAGTGCATGTTGGAAACTATGTTTCTTTGTTGAGTACAATGAAGCCTGATTCAATTACAAGAATGGCAGCATTTATATCAGTGATTCGCCCGGGCAAAGCGCATTTGCAAGGTAAATCTTGGACGGAAGTTTTTGAAACAGTATGGGACGGTGATGATAGCAAGGGATACACATTTAAGAAAAGTCATGCTGTAAGTTACGCTGCACTTGTCACACTGCACATGAATTTACTCGACTTTTCTAACTAATGTAATAGATTTTCTTTTGCTTTTTTTCTTAGCAATATCAAGCAGACTACATGCAGGACCATGAACAATACTTAAGTCTCTATTCATAAAGGTTCTAAGATAGGGCCTAAACGGCTCCCAGTCTTGTTTGAGAAATATGTTAATAGGGATGCTTCTGTTGCTTTCCCACCACCAAATATTTGCAAGATTAATAAAAGTCAACTTAAGTTCATGATCTAAAATCAGCCCGTAGTCATAAATTGTTGTGACTATTTCATCTCTATTTTGTATTATTCCAACGTACTCATTACTTGCATATATGCAAAGTGAAATAAATGGGTACTTTTCTGCCAATTTTGTAAAGATATTACTGCCCATAAATAGTTTTGGAGATCCTTATGTATTCAACCACTGCGTACTTATATCAACAAATCCAAACAGTTTTATTGGTAGATATCAGTGGTGATTATTTCACTTATAGGTGGAATCCTGTGTATTCAAAACCATTAACCATAAACAAAGGTGTTGACAATGTTCTATTATTTGAATTTGTTAACCAAGATCAAAAACCTGTAAACGTAAGCGGCAGCGAATTTATTTTCCGTCTGCTTAATCAAACTGGTGATGCTGTGCTATTGACTAAAGAAGTTACTTTACTAAGCCCAGTTACTGGGCGAGCACGGGTAGTAATTTCTGCCTTAGACACTGATCCAATTTTAGCTCAACCTGCTAGTTATAGTTTAGTCCAAAAACAACCTTTGGGAAATTATCAACAGGCAGTTTACGTAGATGCTAACAGTCAAGCTCGGGCACAGTGTAACGTTGTTGATTCGGCATTGCCAGAATTTGTACCTAGTCAATTCGTGACAATTCCCACAATTTACGGACCAGACTTATACCCACAACCAAATCAAGGTTACGGTCGTCCAGACTGGGCTTTGCCACAAAACCCACCAAATCCAGTTGTGCCACCACTGGAATATAGTAGCCAAGTATCTGCACCCGAAAGTGACTTCCACACGTTCCAATTAAAAATGGATCATTACACCGGTAATGTTAAAGTGCAATCAGCAACTCAGTATCAAGGTCCTTGGTTTGATGTCAGCGACAGCTATGATTTTTATGACGAAAGTGTAACCCATCATATTAACGTGCCAGGTTTTTACCCATTACTTCGCTTGGCAATTAATAATGTAGGTGGAGTTCCCAATAGCCAAAGAGCAACAGCCAGTGCTACATGTATTAATGGGGAAGTGACTGAAATCACGGTGACCAGTGGTGGATACGGTTACCTAGCACCGCCGCAAGTAAGTATTGTAGGTGCCGGAGCAGGGGCAACCGCAGAAGCCACAATTAACAATGGTATAGTAACTAGCATAACAGTTACCAATGGGGGCAGTGGATACAGTCCGGTGCCACCCGAAAACGTTGGTGCTAATGTTTATATTACCACCGGTGAAATCACAGAAGTTTTATACCGATAGTACTCAAGTTACTTGATATTTTCAAAATAATCCTGTAAAATACTAGGATGATTGATATCCTATCTTACATTCGAGGCAAAAGAAAAAATACTGCTTCGGGATGGATCAGTTTCAACGCTGTATGCTGCCATCATAATGGAAATACACAAGACAAACGTGGCCGCGGCGGCATCAAAGTTTCTGATCAAGGGTGGAGTTATCACTGTTTTAATTGCAACTACACTGCCAGTTTTATTCTTGGCCGCAATTTAACTTATAAAGCTCGAAAGCTTTTACAATGGTTAAATGTTCCAGAAACTGAAATTAATCGAGTGAATCTTGAAAGCATACGGCACAGAAGTATTAGTGGGCTGATCGATGATCGTCAACGTGCATTTAATGAAGTAGCCGGCATTCATTTTGATGAAAAAGACTTACCGCAGCAGGCTGTTTTATTATCATTGGTCAAAGAAGACTATTCAGAATATCAAAACTACGTTGATAGTCGATGTGTACCACCTGACTATCCAATTATGGTACAGCAAGGGAATGATGGGGTACATTGGACTCGGCCTCATGTGGTAATTCCTTTTACATTTGATAACACAATTGTTGGATACAGTTGTAGATTCTTAGATAATCGCACACCCAAATATATTAATGAAACACAGCCTGGCTACGTATTTGGTACTGATTTAATAAAATCTTCATGGCAGTATGTGATTGTTTGTGAAGGTATTTTTGACGCTTTGAGTATTTCTGGTCTAGCAGTGTTACACAGTGAGATAAATGATGCGCAGGCAAGGCTAATAAGAAGCCTTGGCAAGGAAATAATAGTTGTTCCGGACCAAGACAAAGCTGGTATTGCCTTAATTGATCGAGCAGTAGAATTGAATTGGAGTGTTAGTATACCAGACTGGCCCAATGATGTAAAAGATATCAATGATGCAGTTAAGAAATTTGGACGCCTTGGTGCTTTACTAACTATTATGCAATCAAGAGAAATTAGTCGTATTAAAATAGAATTAAGGAAGAAACAACTTGTTAAAAGATTACAACATTGACGTACAGCGACTTTTCTTAGAGATGATGCTGGAGGATGCACAAAGCTATGTTCGAGTGCAGAATATCTATAATGCTGAAAACTTTGACAAAAGTCTTCGTGCAGCCGCTCGTTTCATACAAACGCATACTGATGAACACAAAACTATGCCTGATCGTGCGCAGATTGCAGCAGCCACAGGTACTAAATTAGAGACTATACCTGATCTTAACGAAGGACACTATGATTGGTTTCTAGCAGAGTTTGAAACTTTTACAAAGCGGCAGGAACTAGAACGTGCTATTTTGAAAGCAGCAGACTTACTTGAAAAAGGCAACTTTGATCCAGTAGAAAAACTAATAAAAGATGCTGTACAAATTAGTCTACAGAAAGACATGGGCACTGATTACTTTGCTGACCCTCGCTCTCGCTTGCTTGCGTTAAAAAACAGCAATGGGCAAAACAGTACAGGATGGCCTGCTTTAGACAAACTGTTGTATGGTGGGTTCAATCGCGGCGAACTACAGATCTTTGCTGGAGGTTCTGGTAGTGGTAAAAGTCTGTTTATGCAAAATCTTGCAGTGAATTGGGTACAAGCAGGTCTTAATGGTGTATATCTTACACTAGAACTTGCTGAAGGGCTTTGCTGTATGCGTATTGATTCAATGATGACCAACACTGCCAGCAAAGAAATTTTCCGTGATATTGACACAGTAGAAATGAAAGTTAGAATGTTGGCCAAGAAGTACAACAGCAAGTTCCGTGTCAAGTACATGCCAGCACAGAGCAACATCAATGACATTAGATCGTATATCAAGGAACTGCAAATACAAGAAAATATGAAAATTGATTTTTTGTGTGTTGACTATCTTGATTTGTTAATGCCTGTAAGTGCCAAAGTTAGTCCTAATGATCTTTTTGTTAAAGACAAGTATGTTTCTGAAGAATTGCGTAACCTAGCCAAAGAACTTAATGTGTTGTTTGTTACAGCATCGCAGTTGAATCGTAGTGCCGTTGAAGAAATTGAATTTGACCATAGTCATATTTCTGGTGGCATATCTAAGATCAATACAGCAGACAACGTGTTTGGTATCTTTACTAGCCGAGGTATGCGTGAAAAAGGTCGCTATCAAATACAGTTAATGAAAACTCGTAGTTCTAGCGGGGTAGGACAAAAAGTTGACCTGGAGTTTGATATTGAAAGCTTGCGTATCAGAGACCTAGCTGAAGACCAAGGTTATCAAGAATTTAAGAAACGAGCACCGTCAATCTATGAATCAATTAAGGCCACTAGTCAAGTTGTAGACAACGAGCCTAACGCTACAACCCCTGATGAAGTAGGTAAGATTTCTGCCGATGTGCAGAGTGCCAAGCTAAAACAGTTGTTGAATAAAATTAAGCCAAGCTGAGATAGTTGTCAATGGGCATAGACTTAATGTTTTGCCTATTGCAATATATGTACTGCGATCCATCCCGACTGCGTACTTCACCTTGTCCTACAATAACTGACTCATTAGAATAACGCACAGGGCGATCCACAACAAGATCCACATATTCACCTTCGCCTACTCCTAGGGTTATAAAGTGTATGTAGTTTTTCTTGTCGGCTCTAAATACTCTGCTGTTTGCCACAATACCAGCAAATTCAAACCGATCCAAATAGAGATTTTTAACACCCATGTTAGGCAAGAAGCCGGGAGTGTTCCAAGCTTGATATTCTTTAAAGGCTTCTACTGGATCTTCCATAATCCAGTTGTCAAATCCTAGATCGCGTAGATCCCAACCGGCCCGTTTTGCTTCGTTACGATAGACCCAACGTGCATACGAACCTTGACAGTGCTTGAGCGCAGCACGCCAAAA